ATTCCCGGTGTCGCGCAGATGCTGGAGCGCCTGCGTCATCGAGTCGACCAGGTCGTCATTCTTGGCGCGGGGGAAACTGGCGGCCTGCGTGATCACCTCGTCGCACCATTCCTTTTCCTTCGGCGCATAGACGCCGCCATTCGAAAACAGGTGGACCACGCCGTGCGCGCGGGAGACCTTATCGAACTTGCCCGGGTTGATCATCTGGATGCTCCAGTCCCAGGCGCTCAGCTGCCGCTGCAACTCGGTGCAGACGTGCTCGCCGCCGGCCTTCTGCTCGATCAGCAGGTGGTCGACTCGGTATTTCCGGCAGGTGTGGAAGACATTCTCGACGATGCCCCAATCCTTCATCCGCTCGGCGAGCCAGAACGGGTTGTTCCACTCACGCTCGGAAAGTTGCGGGGGCTTCTCTTCTTTCGGGCCGTTCAGCTGCAGCCGCTTCTGCCAGGCATACATCAGCAGGATCTTGGGCGACTCATAGTCGGGGATGCGGAGCGGCCCGTTGTCGTCGATAACCAGCTTGTTCGTCGCGGCGATGCCGGTCGGCGCGTGGAAGATCCCCCAGATCGTCAGCGCCGTGAAGTCGTTCTCCTGCTTCTGGCCGAGCGCCGGATCGAGCGAGCCGATGATGTAGGAGCACGGCGGATAGTCGCCCCTGCGGCGATTATCCAGGTCGGGCCAATCGTCCGGCGGCCACGGGAGCCACCAGGCCCGCTTGAATATACCACCGCCACGCGGCGACGGCGCCTGCTGCATCTGGCCCGAATAGGCGTACGGGCCCAGCGTTTCCTTCAGCTTCTGGACGGCGTCGGCATTATAGCGGGCCGGCCACGCCAGGGTACCGTCAGCGTCGTCAAGCGCCGCCCCTTCAAGCAGTTCGCCGTTTTCGTCGACGCCGCGCGGGTCGGTCCATACGATCTCCGGCTCACCCATCTCGTCACGCGACAGGACCGTCGTGCAGTGCCGGGTGGAGTCGTACTCCATCGGGATCATGAGGTGCGTATAGTCGAGACCGAGTTCCAGGATCTGGCCGGTCACGTCGTATTCATTGACGCGCTGCTGGACGACGATGATCGCGTCCTCGTTCTGGTTGTTGAGGCGCGTCGGGACCGTTTCGCGAAACCACTGGTTGGTCTGGTTACGGACCGATTCGGACTCCGCCTCCTGCACCGAATTGGGATCGTCGCAGACGAACCTGTTGCCGCGCTCGCCGGTGATCGTGCCGCCAACCGACGAGGCGATCTTCCAGCCCGTCCGGCTGTTGGCGATCTTGTGTTTGGTGAACTGATCCTCGGAGGGGGAGAACACGTCGCCCCATAGCTCCTGGTAGAGATCCGACGTGATGATGTTCTTGAACTTGAGGTTGTCGCGGAGCGTCAGCTTTTCCGAATACGACGTCGAAATGATGCGGGTGGTGGGCATCTCCATCGGCCCCCATTCCCAGGCCGGCCAGAAGACGTTTACCAGCAGGCTCTTCATGAAGCCGGGGCAGACATTCATCACCAGGCGCGTCAGGTCGCCATAGGTGACGGCCTCCAGATGTTCGCAGATTGCATCGAGCGGCCAGCCCGGGATCAGCTCGATCGCCGGCTCAAGCTCCGGCCAGAAGACTTCGACGAAATTCCGCAGGCGGCGCTCGCAGAGGAGCTTGTCAATCTGCTTCCGAAGTTCGAGAGGCTTTTTGATCAGCGCGGTTTGCAGCAATTGCCCGGATGGATCTGAGTTCATCGTCGCTTAGCTCCTGGAGCGCCTTGGCCGTTTCGTGGTCGACACCCACGCTATGCACGACGCTTATGTTTTTCGTGCCGCCGCCGTATTCGAGGCGCGTTTTGAGCAACAGGTTGAGCACCGCGGCGTTCGGGGCTAACTCGCCGCGGATCACGCGCCCATCCGGGTCATACTCAGCTGCCCGGCCGACAGCGGACTGGAACGCGACCTTGGCGAGGTGCGCGTTGCCGTCGGCGATGCCGATGTCGATCTCTTCCTTGAAATGGCGCTTGAGCGTCTCGTGGCTGATCGGACGGCTGGTCGTCGGGTTGAGGATGCGCAGGCGGATGTCGTTCAGCGGAACGCCATACTTGGCCAGCGTGTAGACCATCTCGCGCATGGCCGGCGTCGGGATCAGGTCGTCATAGAGCGCCACGTCGGCGAGGATATCGTCCTTGGCCCGGTCGATCTTGGCCCGAATCTGAGGCGGCAGGATCTCCTCGTTGAGCGCCGGCGTCAGGCCGAAGGGCAGCTGCTCGACAACCTGTTCCAGCTTCTGCTGGACCTGCATTGTCGCCTCCCGCATCTCCTCGGCTTGGCGCTGGATTGTCTCGGCGCGGCTCTGTGCGCGGGCGATGATGTTGCGGCCGGCCCGCTTGCTTTCCTTCGGCGCAACAGGGCGCTGGATCTTGATCTTTTCGCGGAATGATCGCGCCATCAGACATCCCTTGGCCGTAGAGGCAATGCCTCTGAAACGGCGCAAAGATATCTCCCGATATAATTTTCGACAATGGGAACAACAAAATGGCCCGGCACACGAGGCGCCGGGCCCAGATTCAGGGGAAGGTGCCGCGTCACAGCAGACGCAACGTCCGCGCGCAATTTACATGGAAATGTGAGGATGTAAAGCGGAACTTGAGGGGGCGACGCGCTCGATATCTGGGGAGATATTGGTACGCAAGGTGCCTTGGGAGCGCGCCGCCTGACCTAAACATGTTGCCAGCTGGAGATAAATCAAGGTCCGCGAATCGGCAGATAAACTCTGTCTTGACGGGATGGCCTATCAAGCACATGTTGAGGGCCAGATGTTGAGGGAGGCTCGATTGACGATCCCATGGCTCATCGTACTAGCCCTTTGGTTTTTCATTCGCTCGGTGGACGACTGACATGGATCATCTCGAAAAAGCGGTGCTCGACGCTCTCGTGGATTTGCGCGTGGCCCAGCGCGAGATCGATGGAATCGTAGTGCAATCCAAAGATCCTCGTGTGGCCCGCTTTCGCAGCAAGTATAAGGCATTTGACGACGCCGCCGACGCCTACGTGAAGGCCGCCACGATCGCGACGGTACCGGCGCCGAGATGTGAACCACCGACGCATCTCTACAATCATCAGCATCACTGGCTCGATTCGGAAAGAGCCTCGAGCCCGTGCATGTCCGAATGGCTGCGCGGCCAGTGGCATTCAGCTGGCGAAGCCGATCCGATCAGCCCGGAGGAAATGGCGCGCCGGGGCTGGCGTCACTTCGCGGCGGCTTACCCGCCGACCGCCGCCGGACCAAGCAACGAGGATATCCGGGAGATTGGCCAGCGGCTGGCGTCCAGCACCTTCGAGCCGGTCGTTGACGGTCCGGCCACGATCTTCACGTTCAACGGGGAGGATCTGGTCGAGTTCGCCCACGCGCTCATTGCTCGATCGCAGGGGGACGAGGCGTGATCGACAAGCCGACAAGCGTATGGACCGTCGGCCACTTCAAGGCCGCGAACATCCCCCCCAAGGATGTCGAACTGATCGAGGGCCTGATCGCCCTTGGGAACCTCGTGCGCGACGAGAACGGCAAATATGTCCGTGTGAACCTGCCGCCGGCCCTGGTCTACGCGATCGTCGAGATGATGCGCAGCCCATTTCCGCCGGGCGCCGTCCGGCATTGGGTCAACGAATTTACGCCACCGCCGCAACCGAAATCGGCACCGGCACCGAAGAAGCGGGCCGCACCAAAGAAGGCTGCCCCAAGGAGACGGACACGCACATGAGCGAGGAACTCGAACGCGCTGCAGAGGCGCTATACCTCGAAGGCTGCCGCCGGGCGATCGCCGTCGGCATGATGAAGGACCCGCCGCACCCCTTCGCCGAGATCGCCGAGTCTTCGCGGCGCGATTACCGGCTGTCGGCCGCGGCCGTAATCCGGTCGATCCGGGAGCCCACCGATGCGATGCTTGGCGAACACAACAAAGCGCTGGTGCATCGAGTCTGGACAGCTGTGATCGACAAGCTCCTGGAGGAATGATGAGCAACGACAAGCCCGGCCTGTCCGACAACATGCGCAAACTGGCGCAGAGCAGTTCGCGGAGCGCTGAACTGATCGCCAAGGCAGATGCCCTGGACGTGGCCACGGAAGCCTATTTTTCCGAGCCGCAGAAGATCGACTTCAAGAAGATCGTCGCCAAGGAGATCGCCTACGCCGACGCGCGGAAGCTGTGGTGCGAGATCACCGGCCAGCCGTTGATCCCATGAGCACTAAACCGCGCTGCATGATCCAGTCGCAGACACCGGGACAGGCGACCAATGCCGAAGCGGTCACCTATCTACGCGAGGCGGCAACAGGCATAGCCGACCGCATTTCCGCGCCAGCGCAAGACCACGGCTACAATTGTCTGTCGTTCGCTGCGAAGCAGCTGCATCGCCTCGCGTTGGTCGAGCAGCGATGCGAGAAATCCGGTCACCAGTGGCTCTATCAGCCAGCATTGTTGCTGATGTATCCGCCGCAGAGAAACCGCATGTGCGAGCGCTGCGGCCTGCCGGACATGGTCCAAGCCGATCTTGCCATAGACGGGCGCGTGGTAAGCGACCCGGAGTGGGAAGCGGCCAGGTGGGGGAAAAAACCATGATGGACTTCGCGATCGTGACAGCCGGCTGGATCTTCGTCTGGTGGCTGATCATCGCCGTCGGGCTTTATCTCCTCCTGGAGTTTTGCCTGATGCTGCGGCCGAATCCGGATGTAGACGAGATCGGAATTCACCTTGCGATCTTCTTTGAAGCGCTGCTCTGGCCGCTATTCTTCGTCTTCATGGGCGTCACTGGTTGGATCGTCCTCCTGCGACTGGACAAAAATTTCGATGAACCGCCTCGACGCTGACAACCGGATCCTTGGGAAATACGTCGTGCAAAACGAATACTGGACTGCGGCGCCGAATATGCGGTGGTTTAAGCCGCTGCCCATGACGCTCACCGACGGGGTGACCAGCGTCACCATTGTGCCATCCACGCCGGTGCTGCAGCAGATGTGGATCTCATCGCGCGGCGCCAAGGAATGGCGCGACGTCGAAGTCTTTGAAGAACCCCCTCCTCCACCACCCGAAAGGATAGAGCCATGTCCGTAAAGCAAGCCGTCGCCGACACGCTGATCCGTCAATGCTCCGAAGCGCTCGGACTTCCGCTGAACGATCCGGCCATGACGGAATTGGCGACGAGGATCTATTGCTTGGCCAGGACTGCTGACCGGTTCAACGGTCCAGGGTCGCCGATGTGCGACGCCATGGATGCCAAATCCGACGCGCCCAACGCCGCCCCGATCACGGTGATGACCGCGCGATCGGACTACGTCACGCGCGTCAGGGCGGTGGAATTGGCGATGGATGCCACCCGGAGCACGGCGCACCGCGGGCTGATCGACCTGGCGACGGACATCGAGACGTTCCTGCTCACCCGCAAGAATGATCGGCCGGGCAAATGAGCAAGGACCTGGGCGACCTATCCGCCGCGGAACTTGAGGTTCTGGCGATGCTGCGCGACGAGACCACCGTGGCACACTCCACCATAACTCTCGCCAACGGCAACAAGCAGGTCGTCACGACGGCCGCGGAGATCGAAAAAGTGAGAGAGTATCTCACCGACCCGCCCGGCAACTGCGAGTTGGTACCCGGAATCCCGTACGCCAACATGATTCGGGCCTACGTCTGTAACCATGGAACGGTGCATATCGGTCTTTATGACAAGGCGGATGCACCGTTCGTGCTGGCAGACATGCAACCGGAGGCTTGGATCGCACTGACCAACGACGTGGTCGGCCAGTTCGAGGCTCAAGGCATGGTCGAGCCCGATCCGGACTACGAGGCGGCACCACCCGAAAACCAGACGAGGCACTGATGCAGCACGCCGTCTTCAACGCATGGCGTCCGTTCAACGAGCCGCTCGAGGGCTGCGTCAACTGGATGTATCTTGATACGCATAACCCGCCGCTGGTCACGACCGGTATGGGGAACATGATCGATTCGATCAGTATGGCGCTTTCCTTGCCCTGGCGCTGGTCGGGCAGTGGCGCGTTGGCTAAGCCTGCGGCGATTACCGCCGAATGGAATAAGGTCAAGGCGGATACCAAGCTATCGCAACAGGGTGCGAAAGCCGCGAGCTATGTGACGCAGTTGCGGCTATCGCAGACCGCGCTTGACAAACTGATCACCACGCGGCTTCTGGCCAACGCCGATACGCTGAAGGATAACCCCGCCTTTGCGCGCTTTGAGGCATGGCCGGCCGATGCCCAGTTGGGGCTGCTTTCGATGGCCTGGGCGATGGGACCGAGCTTCGCAAGTGGATTCCCGAAATTCAGCGCGGCATGCAAGTCGCTCGACTTCACGACCGCGGCCGCCGAGTGCCAGATGAACGGATCACCGCCGCCTGCCCGGCGCAACGCCGCGACCAAGCTGGCGTTCACCCTGGCGGCCGATGTGGTTGCCGACGATGGCGACCCGGCCCTTCTGCACAGCCCGGTGCCGCCCGCATAACATCCTGTGAATAACCTTCGGCACGAGAGCGGAACCCGTGTTACGATTTGCGCAAATGAGCGATCAGGACCAACCACCAGATACCCGAGGGTGGACTCGGCGCCGCGAGCGCTACGGTGAGCGCGGCTATGCCAATGGCATCTACCGGGAAATCAGCAACATCGACAGGAGTTTGCGCGCGCTCGAGCGGGAGAAAGCGCGCATTGAGAGCGAGATACAGGTGCTGGCCACCATGCGCGCGCTCAAGGTTGCGCAGGCCCCGCAGATGAAGGGCCGCGACCCGGCTCGACCATTCGGAGGAGGAGCGCATGACACAATTTCGAGTCAGCCTGGCATCGGCGGGGATGTTATTGCTGGTGGCAGTTGGCCCTTGCCAGACGACAATACCCGAGCAGACGTCCTCTCCCAGCAACCCTGATCTCGCTCTGGAACAGCTGCTGCGCGCGGCCGAGCCGCCGGTAGAGACACCGCCGCCCGCCTGGCACCCGAAGCCTTATCTCGGCGATCCAGATAGTGCGCTATGCACCAATCTCGACTATGCGTGGCGCGTTCCGCTGTGTACGGGACAGATCTAAGAGGTTACGCGCGGTCATGGCTCTCTTTTCTGACGCCCAGCGGGCACTCGGCACCACGTTCGTCATGCGGCACACTTTCGCGGATGGCACCGTGCGCTACGAAACGCCTGAAGGCAGCTACGGCGGAACGGTGATCCAGGTCGTTGAGGTCCAGCAGGACTACGCGCGCGACCGATTGGTGCTGTCCCTGGCCGACGGCGCGGTGCTTGCTCGAGAGTCGATGGGACCGGAGTTTCGGATCTTAAACCCCCCACGGGAGCCAAGGGCTATGCCGGCCAACCAATACAACGCGTATAGCAACCAGCCCGATCCTTATGCCAACCAAATGCAGAACCTTGGCCAAAACGGACTCGGACAAATGGCGCAGGGCATTGCCGGGCTGAACCAGCAGCAGTTTCAGCAGCAGTTTCAGCAAGCGCAGGAGCGGGCGCTGGAGAAGATCGAGCTGGCGAAGATGGAGCAGGAGCGGCTCCGGTACAACGCGATGTTGCAGCAGCAGGGGCAAATCCAGACGCCAGTCGAGCGCCCGGCCGCCCCCGTTGCCGCCAAGCCGGCCGAACCGCCGACGCCGGCGCGCCCTGTGTGGCCGCCGCGGATCGAGATCGATATCGACTAGGGGATTATCACGCGCCCGTCTTCATCGATTCCGGTCGCCGAGGTGCCGAGCGAAACGTTCGCCTGAGCCCGCACCAGCGGATTCTTGAACGTCCAGATCTCGCCGGTCGCGGCGATCGCCACCGTCCAATACAGATGATGTTCCTGCCCGTATTCGATGACGAGGTGGGCGAAGCCCTTGCCCTTTGGCGTGTGCACCGGGACGGGCGGATCCAGCTGGAGGATGACCGGCATGGGCTTGGGCTTCGCTTGATCGACCTTATTGTTTCAGCGATCGGCCCGTATCCAGCCCGTCTGCTGCCATCGGCAGTTCCATTCGACGAAACCGACAGCTGCTTTCAGGGAATCGCATTGGGCAGCACTGAAGCGTTCCGGCCAAGCCAGTTCGCCATGGCGGGAGCGCGGATCGCTCCAGCCGATCGGCGTCGTGCGGGCCCTGTCCTCGTCGAATTCCATCGGAATCATCAGGTGGACGAACTCGTCCGGCCATCTGAGACCCGGCGTCTTGGCCGACAGGATGTGATCGGTCAGGTCGCCGACACCTATCCGCGGATGCGAAATCACG